CATATAGAGACTTTTTAACTAAAGTAGAGAAAGATTTAGTTACGGTTATGCAATTTAATGCATCTAGATTTTTAACATCGTTGCTTAAAGAATATCATTTTTATGATGAGAATCGTTCTCAGATTAGGGAGGGTTAAATGTTAGGTGGAATGTTACAGGGTCGGGAACAACAATGGGTAGCGACAAAGGACGATACAACTAACACATGGCGAATTTTAAACACTTGGCATGACAGTTTAAAATCTATGGATGTTGAAGATGATATTCCAGATGATTCTCCCGCAGTTACAATAATAACTGAGGGTGCTTTTATTTCTTTATTTAGAGAAGCCGCACGATTAGGTGTTTTAGAAAATGCTTCGTTTGCAAGTACTGATGAAACATATGAACTTGAACTACAAGACCGTGAGGAAACCATTAAGGAATTAAAAGCTCAGTTAGAGCAAAAACTATCTGTAATTGAAACCAAACCTACGTTATCGGAAAGTAAAGCATTTAAACTACAGATAGCTGATAGGATGATGAAGTTAGCTGGACTAGATGAAGTATCAGATATAACTCAAAATTAATGCTGGAAAATCCAAAAAATTGAGTAAAATATAATACAGGGACACATATTTATAGTAATTTAGCGAGGGTTAAGTATGAAATTATCTGAATACTTACCAGAAGTGCCTGCTATGGCACAACAAATGGTTGATTTTAATAGCCAGATAAACATGCTTCAACTTATGAAAGCATCTGGAGATACTGGTTCAGCTCCGACAATTGGATTAGACCACGTTGTAAATACGTGGGTACGCCATCAAATGGCATATCGCCAGCAATTAGTTATGGACTTACAGACTATAGCAATGTCTGTTGAGGAAATAAGGGGTCCATTAAATCACATTACTAGTGAAGTTTTTCGAAGGGGATTTGAGTGGAAACCTAAAGCTGAGGGAGCTGATTCTGAGCAACTTGATAACTTTAAAAATTTTGTAAAAGACTGTAATGTGTTTGACCAAAGTTTAGAAGAAGTATTAAGGCAATTTCATTTTGATATTAACTCTATAGATGATGGGTTCATTTATATTGCTAAAGATTATTTAGTGGATAAAGAAGAAAAACTTCATTCTAAAGTTAAAGAAATTAGAAGATTAAATCCAGCCTTAGTAGAATTTGATTTAGATAATGCTGGGTTACCTAAAAACTATCATTTCTTATGCCCTATTCATCGTGAGGAAATTCAAGAAAGTCAAGATACTTGTACTGAACCAGATTGTAAACAACAAACTATGCCAGTGATGTATAAGTATTATCATCGGAATAAGCATTTATATTTATTTGATTCGGAAATTATTCATATATCAAAGTTTTCACCTTCAGAAACCTATGGTTGGAGCCCTATATTAACTATTTTTGAAAAGGCTTTAACCTTAATAGGTATGGACAAAAACCTTTATCGTTACTTCTTTGAAAGAAAAATGCCTGGTAGCATGATGATGGTGTTTACAGATGACCCAGAATCATTACGTAGGGAGCGTTCTAACTTAGCGGCACAAACTAGGTTAGACCCTAACTTTGTTCCTATGGTTGCTGTCTCTGCTAAGAATAATAGGGGTAGAGTAGATATGGTTCGTTTGTTTCATACGCTACAAGAAATGGATTACCTACCTGTTCGAGACGAAATTAGAGAAAGGGTAGCGGCTATGTGGGGAGTAACTCCTGCATGGCAAGGTTCCCCAGATGCCTTCGGAGGCTTATCTACACAAACTCAACAATTAGTTGTAATGTCTAGGGTTGTAGAAGGTGACCAAAGATTACTTCATGAAAAAGTATTACCTAAATTATTAGATGCCTTTAATATTACTGATTGGGAATTATCGTTAAAAGTCCCTGAGGAAAAAGCTGAGGCTACTAGAATTAGCTTTACACAACAACGTGTATCAATTGCTAGTCAACTTAATCAAATGGGTTTTACTATTAAACTTAAAGATGCAGATGTAGTAATGGAAGATTTAGACTTTATAGTCTCAGGTGAATCTGCTCCTACAGCACAAATTAATGCTGAACAGCAAATGATTGCACTAGAACAACAAATGCAACAAGCCCAAATGCAAGCTTCTCCTGAAATGCAAGAAGGCGAAGAAATGATGCAAAAAGGATATGTTCCAGATTGGACTGGTAAAGGTCCTATGGATGAACGAGATATTGATGAATGGGCAGAAGATAGGGACAGGGCTGCTGAATCTAAATTTTGGGGATTTTACAGACTCTCAGGACGACCTCCCAAAGGCGTAGATAAACGTGTAATTAAATCAGATACGTGGGTTAATAACTTAGCTGACCAAGGATTTGGAACCCCAATAATTAAAGAAATAAGTCAAGACGGTAAACAACTATGGTTTGTTGCAGACGGAGTTGATTATATAGCTGACATACTAACTAGCGGTAAACTTTTTGTAGAAAAAGCTAAATTCGCTAATCCTAGCGTTTCATATGCCCCTACGCAGACAACCAAGAAGCGTATAGAGCCTGATAACGTACAAGGTGAGCCATACACTGGGGATACTATTGACGAGGAGAATAACTAATGCCAGTTAAACGTATAGCTAATAAATGGTATTGGGGAAACCAAGGCCCCTTCGATACCCGTAAAAAAGCTGAAGAAGTTCAACGAGCTGCACATGCTTCAGGGTATCAAAAAGCCATGCAAAAAATATCTACAGGGGCGAGACAAAGAGGTCCCAGACCTAATTTTCCTACAAAAACAGCCTTTCTTGAGCTAAAGAAAAAACAACTTTATTTTCAATGTGAAGTAGATTATAGATTAGCTAGTCACGAAGAATATGCACGAAATGAAAAATGTGATTCTTGCTTTTTCTGGAAAGATAATGGTGCTTGTCACATAGTTTTAGGCGAAATAAAACCATATATGTGGTGTAATCAGTGGCATGAATCCGCTATTTTACAAAAAGAAGATGGCGGCGGCGGTGGCGGAGATGGCGGTGGAGCTCTAGCAGGCGGAGGCACAGTATTTACATCTACAAACTCAGGTATTTTTAATCCTACATATGGTGGAAACGGAAGAAAACGCAAAAAGAAAACTGGAATTGACAGATTAGCACAATTTATTACAGAAAACTCTCCTCAAAAAAAGATGGTGAAAGAATGGGGTAGTGGGTCTGTAGAAGTTGATGCCCTTCATCGTGCTGGTACTAAAGATATGTTAGAACGAGACGAAGAAAAAAATGAGCCAGAGGTAGTTATGTTAGAAGAAAATAAGAAAAAACAATGAGATTAAATAGGCTATGTCCTAAATGCAACGGTTCGTTGTATGTAAATGTAGATAAAGATTTAAGTTGCCTAATGTGTGGCAAAAGTATAGCGTTGAGGAGAGCAATAGATGAGAATCAAAATTCCAGACAAAGCAAAAGACGACCTGATAAAAAAATGGGTTTCGGGGGCAACATACACAGAGTTGGCCAGATTCCTGCATCAACATTACGGAGTAGACGTTCATCGAACTACCGTAATGCGATGGGTAACCAAAGAAATTCCAACAAACCTAACAGACCCTTCTGATATTGAACTAGATTCACTAGAAGATAGATATAACTTAGACTCTAAATTAGCTAGGTATAGAGCTGAAGCATTAGCATATCGTCGTATGTATAACATTGCTCTTCAAAAAACCCTTCGCAAAGATAAATTTATTGACGCTATCTATGATGCTGCTATTCCTTTACAAGCCGTTAAACCTATTAAACCCACTAAACCTACTGGGAAGCGTAAAGGTGAATCTACACAAACTGTAGTAGCTCCACTTACCGATACACACATTGGTGAAGATGTTGATTATCAACAGATGGCAGGTTTAAATTCATATTCATTTGATATATTTAACAGAAGACTATCTGGATGGGCAGAACAAGTTTTAAATTTAGTTGAACTTCGCAGAGCTTCTGTGCCTATAGATGATTTAATAGTACCTATGCTTGGCGATATGATATCTGGGGATATACATGATGAGCTTATAAAGACTAATCAAGATAATGTTATGGGTCAAATGAGCAGAGGAGCAAACTTAATTGCTCAAGCATTAATGTATTTAGCCCCACATTTTAAAACTATTACAGTTCCATGCGTAGTAGGTAACCACGGTAGAATGACACGTAAACCCCCTATGAAAGATAAATACATGGACTGGGATTACATGCTGTATCAATGGGTGGCTTCCTTTTGTAAACATCAAAAAAATATTAAATTCAAAATTAACACTAGTTACATGAATATTTTCCAAGTATATGATAAAAACGTATTAATAATGCATGGAGATAGTGCGTCTGGAGCAGGGTCTATTACTACTATTACTAGAGTACTTACTAACCTTAGGTCAGTGTTACAGTTTAGGAAAGGTTTAGAGCCGGAAAATGCTGAGGCAAATTTAGCAATTCCAGAACCAAATATCCTTCCAACTAGTTTTGATTCAGTAATGTTGGGACATTTTCACCGAGTAGATGAAATAGATATTGGTACGGGCCATGCAATTATATGTGGGTGTATGAAAGGCGGAGACGAATTTGCATTGCAACGTCTAGCAGTAATTACCAAACCCCAACAAATTGTTACATATTGGCATCCTAAGTATGGGTATATAGGAAAAGAAACTATATATCTAAATGCATTTGATAATGTACCTAGTAAATTTCAAGACGTTTTATCTGAAGTTTGGTCAGAAAGTCCTTCTTTTTAAGTATAATAATTAGAAGGGGGGGACTATGGATTTATTAATAAATAATAAAATTAAAGACATTATTAATGAGGCATTATTAGAAGTCGGTAAAAAAGCCTTTACTATGTCACAAGAAACTTCCCCTTACTGTACGGGAGAATTAAAACGTAGCGGAACTGTTAATGAAAAAAGTACTACTGTGTTAGAAATTCGATATGACGCTCCCCATGCTGCGGCAGTAGAATACGGAAGGGATACTGATATCAGTAATGAACGCTATACAGTTACAGTACCAGCCCATACTCGTAGAGTAAGAACAAAAAATGGGCGCATTAATAATGTACTAGTTAAAGAGCACACTAAAACATTTGTAGGAGTTAAACCTATTTTATGTGAAGATGGTCAATGGAGAACTGTACATGTAGAAGGTCCTAAAGAAGGGCGTTTCTTTTTAACAAAATCTATCCAAGATGTATTTAAAAAAACTTTAGGCTTTACTAACGGCTTAACTAGGTACAGTAATAATTGGACAATTCAGAATAGGTAATAAGTAGGGGAGAAATTATGGTAGATGTAAATAAAGTAACACCAGAACAAGAATACGTAATAGCACGTCATTCTAGGATGGTGGGCAAAATATTGGACTTATTAGAGGCATCAATGCCTGAAGGGGTACAATGCGAAAAAATAAAGAAGCTTGCACAAGTACCGCTATATGATTTTAGAAATGAAATGATTCGGTTAGTAACCACTGGAGTTCCTAAAGAATTATAATATAAACCCGTCTTTTTTCGTAAATTTTACAGAAAACGTAGTATAATAACTTGTATAGCATAATCGCTATTATATAATTGCTTACGGAGAGGTCGGGAGTGGCTTAGACCAACCTTTCTTAAAGTAGTATAAAAACTATTATAAGGAGGAACACTAATGGCAGACGAGATTTATAATCGAATCGAAAAGCAGTTAGAAGGCAATAGCCTTGCTCTTTCCGCCGTAGCAGAGGTACTTCAGAAAATGGATGCTAGAATGGCAACCGATGACGAAGTAGCTTTAGCTAAACAGGAAGAGGAAGCAGCCGCTGCTGACAGACAGTCTCTAATCAAAGATATCGCTACTGAAGTTGCTGGAATACTGAAAGCCGACCAAGGCATGGATGTATCTGGTGATGAGCGACCCGCAAAACCAACTGGAAAAACTCCAGCTGGAGCAGATGATTCCGAAACCCCTGTAGCTGCTACAACCAATATTGAAGACCAACAGAATACAATACAGGCTATGAGCAAAGCAGATGAGGATGACGAAGAAGATATGGAAAAGGGTCATAACGGTCATGATGATGACGATGACATGGAAAAAGGCGGAATGTATTACAAAGACGAAGAAGAGGATGAAGAAGATATAGAGAAGGAAGACGATGATGATGAAGAGATGGATGAAGAAATGAAGTCTCTTGCTAAACAAGTCAAACAATTGAAGAAAGCATTGGCTGCTACTGAAAGTAATATGCACAAAGCTATCAAAGTTGAATCTGAAGAAAGACTACGAAAAATGGGCTTTAAAGAAGACAATGGCTTACAAGCACCTCAAAGAGTCTCATTGGGATTGGATGGAACAGACACCATTAAAAAGTCGGCTGACAATGTTGAAGTTGTTGACCAATTAGCAGGTCTCTCATATAAAGAACTGAGAGATATGCAAACGAGTATCGAAGCAGGTAAAACTGACGGTATTCCAAGAGAATTACTCGGATAATCAAAAATATAATTAGGAGGAAATGAGTAATGGCTAATCCAAGCTTAACCGAATATTTAGCTCAATCCCAACGGGGATTGTATCAGTCAGTATTTGGTCCTGAGTACATGCAAAAGCAGACCTACCATACCGTAGACACTGCTACTGGCATATTTAATACAACTTACGGCCGAAAAGTCTGGCAATCAATGAATAACCAAACT